TCTGATGGATCGGAAGTATGTGCTGAAGCTGATTTTTTACTTTCTCCACCACCTGTACCGTGAGTTTTTACATATGGTAAAGCGTGTTCAGAATTACCTTTAATAAATGTTTTCATTAAATGGTCTTTTAATTCGTGATGTGACATCATACTGTAACCTTCATGTATTTTATCACGAACTTGTTTGTTTACTTTTCTAGCGTGTTCTAAACCTTTTTCATATAAGGCACTCTTACGATACAATGGACTATCATTACCTTGAGCGTCTTTCTTTTCACCAGCAATTTCTTTTGCTGCGGCCGCTCTTGAACCACTTTTCATTTTGTTAGATTTCATAAACTTTTCTTGTTCTGTTTGAACATGGCCAGATAAATTATGACCAATAAGTTTACCAATTTCACCAACACCACCGTTATGAAAACCTATAGCTTTAGAACTTGAAGATTTTAGAGATAATCCTAAATGACCATGTTTAGCTGTTGAAGGTTTCTTTTTAAATTTAACAACAACATCAGAAGGATTTTCTTGTTGAGTTGCTTTAATGCCTGTTTTAGCCTCAATATCACCAGGTTTAGCTGTATGGTGTACTGCTTCAACACCCTCATAACCTTTTTCTTTTGCGTGTTGAACAAATGATTTAGCTTGTTCTGGTGCTCTATCTTCTTGTGTTTTTACTTCTTGTGAACCATGTTTTTTATCAAATTCAGATAAAACTTTTTTATGATGTTCAGCAAAATCTTTATGTTCTTTATTAATCCATTCTTGGCCATTTAGATGATAAGCAACTAAAGCTTCATTATAACTACCTCGGTTGATATTAATTCCAGCAGAAGCTTTGGACCTAGCTTGTTCCTGTTCTGTTTTTGGAGCTTTTAATTCTGTAATATATTCTTCATGTAACTTACCAGCATAAATTAAGTCATGTTCATGTTTGAGTATCTTAATTACTTCATCATCTGTTTTACCAACGAAAGTGTGTGTTGTTTCACCTTCATCATTTTTTACGTGATGAAATTCACCATCTTGATGAACTTTATACATACCACGAACTGGATGAAAAAGTGTATGTTTACCTTCACCTTCAGATTCTTTAAAAAATTGTAAAAACTTTTTCATTTTCTTACCTTTAATAAATTTGACTTAGCAAATTCAGCACGATTGACTAATTTAGTTGGTTCTCCGGCATGATTAACAACAAAACCTTCTGGACCTGTCCTTTTATTATCTATATGATGTTCCAACCCACCTTCATGTTGTTCTAAATTAGAAACTAGTATATTTTTAGCCTGTTGTAAGTGATGGTGCATTTTCAATAGATTATCATAATGTTTTTTATTCTTTTCAATGTGGTCTGTATGAGATTTTAATTCTTGTTGTTTACGACCTTGTGCTGCCGGAGTTTTTAACTTCTCCATAGCCTTTTTATATTTGTCAGTTATATGTTTCTTTAAACCCTCAGCGGAAGGCGTTTCATCGGTTCTAACTGTATGATTTATATAAGTTGATAGATGTCCAGTTTCACCTTGATGGGGTTCCGTAGCCTTATACATTTCTTTACCATGAGCTTTATGAATTTTCTCAGCTGCATCCATATGTTTATGTAATTCGGCTTGGTCTTCCTCAGAATAATGTATATTTTTAGTATCATGAGTTGGTGATTTTTGCCAAACATCAGCATGGTGTTTAAAATTATGTAAGTCTGGATGAGAATCCGCTTTCATGTCATCTAATGTTTTACCATGATATTGCGTATGAGCAACAATACCTAATTTAGATTTTTTTACTTTATCCGCTTCTTCACCTTTGGCGGTGTATGTAATGGTATTTGGAGTAAACGATACTTTACCATCTTTATGTTGTTTTAAGTCTGTACCAGAGTGCATAATATCACCTTGATACACACCAGTTTTAGGTGATACTTTAGGTAGATGATTTAATGCGGCATGAAGTTTTTCTACAAGTCCTGGTGCATGGCCATGATTTTTGATGATATCTGCATGAGTATAATTAATCTTTGGATTTTTATTAAAAGCAGACTTAGATGCAACAAAGAATTTACCTGTTTCAGGATGATGGCCAAAAACCACAGAAGGAGAACCATCATATTTCATAGTCAAGGCAGAACTATCTCCACCAGACTTCATATGTTCATGTGCTTGTGTTAAAGCACCTTTGGCGTGTTCAAAACCTTCTTTGCCATGAAATAGAGGACGGTCCTCAGCATGGTGAATATGCTTGAGTTTACCATCACTGGCTTCAGCTTCTTCATTGAGAAATATTCTAAACGATAACATTGATTTCCTTACAGATTTGCAACACACTTTGGTTGCCGATTGCTTATTTATACAACTTTGAAAATTCTATAAAAAACAGTAGAAATGTTGAATATTTTTGGATTTAAAACTTGGTTCCTTCAAAATCCAACCAATAAGTTCTCAAATGACCTTTACCTTGTAATAGGTAAAATGGTAATGTATGTATTAATCCTCTACTGGAGTTATAGTATAACAGTTCTTTAGGTCCATTGTCAAGCGCCCACGCAAAGTGGCTAGTACCAGTATCACCACCAATGAAAACTTGAGCATCCATAATATGGTTTATATTTGTCATAAAATCGGTACTAACTTGCCATCTGGATGTATCATAATCAATTAAATCAATATTAGGGGAAACACAAATAACCCTTTCAAAAACATCTGGATATTCTTGTTCACACATCTTCAATATACGTTCAAAAATAGGTTTAGGCCAATTACGATAAGTATTGTATGGAGCATCGAAAACTGGACAAACAACAATCTTAAATTCTGGTTTTTTGTGATTTGGTATTTTTACCAAATCGCCTATAATATCACGGAAATCCCACAGATTAACATTTTTCCATGGTAAATCTTGTTGTCCTTCAAATGCAGAAAAATAATCTGTCATTCCAACCAGCCAAGATTGAAAATCTTGTACATATTTTTCAGAACTTAATGCTGCTGGGTCAATCCAAAATCTAATTTCATTATTATTAACTTTTCTTAAGTGTTCAACAACATTTGCAACAGCAATCAAATCACCATTGCGAATACAATTACCAAAAGTACCTTTACGAATATTATAAATCATATTACTAAATCTTTCACATAAACTAATTTTGATTTACGGTTTCCATAATAATGACGTTTAAAATCAAATTCTACTGGTTGACCGTCCCACATTCTCATATCTTCATCCCAACAAACAATTGTTTCTTTATTCATTAGGTCAGCAATAATACCAATACCTGTAAATGTAGTAATAAAAGGATTAGGATTATTTTTAATGATATTCAAATTTTCCATAATTGGCTTTGAATAGTCAAGATAGATTACTTTTAATGGGTCTGGTTTTACACCGTGTTCAACCACATTAGTGTTTCTCCGTGTATCAATCGTTGTATGATTCCATCGGTCACCAATAACAGTTTTACTCATAATATCACTTAAAGTAAATGGCATAGGTTTAACTTGTATCTCAAAATCATCATCTACTTCAAATAACATTCTATAATTATCATTCACCCAATTCTCATAACGACAAGTTTCAATTGGTCTATTTTCATCTTCTTGGTCCATACGAGTCCATGAACTAAGCTGCATAATATCTCCGTATGAAAATACCTCATCGGAAAACTCAACCGAATTAAACATTGGTTGGTATAATAAAAATTCTTTGATACCATTAAACTTTCGCATTTCTGGTCGAATAATAATGTCAATCTTTTCATTAACATATTTTGAAATACCAGAGATTACAGGTAAAGCATTACAAAAATCACCAAGGTTGGCAGTACAATCAATTCGTAGTTTCATTATATTCCTTAAAAACAACAAACCAGTCATCAGGTGAAACTGGATGTAGTTCAAATAAATCTGGAGCAAACAAATAAGACATTAACAACATTGTTTGGTCATCATCAATTAAATTATTTTTAATTAGTTCTTCAATAGAATGATGTACAAGATATTCTAATTTTGGCCACATATCTTTACCACCAACAATACATGGGCCTGTAATATGAACATCATTATTGGCAATAACATCTTGTATAATTGTTCCTTCTTTCCACTCTTTAATATTAAAGAAATGTATCTTTTCTTTATCGAATGGATATTTCCATGTTTCTACACCGTTAAGTGTGGATTCATCACGACAATAACCAAAGTCAATCCAAGCCACCAAATCAGTATCAATATGACCTAACTGTATTGACTTAGTTACAAAAGTAGATTTTAAAGCATTTACTACAACATAATCAGCATTCCAATATTCTGGATTGCGTACTTGCATGGGATTTATTTTTGCTTGATATTCTGGACTCTTTTGTATCGTAGAAACTTTTTCACGAAGCGTTTCAAATGAGTTTTGAAAATCAACCACAAGAATTTCTGTCGGATTATCCTTTCGAAATAATTCTATATCTTTAACAAATTTTTCTTCTGTAAAGATAATCATTTTATTTTTAAGATTGCCTAAATGAGCAAATCTATTCAAATAAGTTTCATTTGTTCTCTGTAAGTATGTTGGTAATCCTTTATCAGGAGTCCAATCACCACGACCAATATCAAAGAAGGCCGTTACAATTGTAATTTCATTCATAATAATATTTCTTATAATTGTTAATAATTTCTATATCGTTTGATTGATTACTTATAAAGGTTTCATAGTCAAATCCTGGTCTATGGTTATGAGTGTCTGTTCTATGTGTATTTACCGAATAGTCTTTACCACAAAGATAATAATAAACATTCATAAAACAATCAACATAACCTAAAGGAGGATATTCATTATGTAGTTTGTATATTTCTTCAAAATATTTTGTTACTTTATCATAATTATTTAAAAATGTCAATACGTTAAATATTGAACCTCCTCCAGCCCCGTATTGTTTAAACGTAGGTTTTTTACTACAAAATTGTTCAATTAAAATATGTATTTGTTCGGGTATAACATTACCAATTTTAGTATCAGCACAAGCTTGTTCCCATGTTTCATCTAAGGTAATTGGCCTTGTAATTAATACATCATCTTCCATCATAATGATATGTGAAGTATTACACCTTAAGCAAGCTTCTTTAAATCTCTCCAAAAAACGAAGCACATTTTCAAGTGGCCAACCATAAGTACCAAAAGTACCACCAAGAGAGTTTTCATATAAAATAGTATCACAGTTATATTTTTTTGCAACATCAATATATTCTGGTCTATTACCATCAATAGCCAAAAAATAATAATTATCAGGATGGTGTTTCCTGACATTTTCAATAACTATTTCAGTAGCTTTAGGATAAATTGAAGCGATATGAAAGAATGATATACTCATTGTTGTGACCTATGTTTAATAAACTCTATAACTTCATTGTCACTTTTTTGTTCTTCTCTAGGAGCAAATAAGGCTTTATTTCTTTTATTATCTATATCATCAGTTGGGATTAAATAATAAGCAGCAAGACTTTTTCTATATTGTCCTTCTGGAGAAAATATACCTTCTGTTACACCATGCCAAGAATTTTGTGTAGTATCAAATATAACTGCTCGGTTAAAAAGTGGAGTTATTGATTCAATAATATCTTTTGGTTGTTGAGTTTCTTCATTATGTGACCACAATCCCAAATTACCACCCCAAGACTCTTGCCAATCAGGATTCATATAAACAATTAAATTGAGTTTACGTTTTAAATCTAATTTAGGATGGATATCATAATCAAAGTGAACATTTAAATAATCGCCAGCTTGGTGCATATGAATACCACCACCATGGAGACCATAATCTGCCACAAGTTTTTGTTGATTCGTTAATGTTCTAAGATTATTCACAAATTCATAATCAAGTAAATGAAAAAATGCTTTATAAACATTCTTTTTAAACTTTAACCAATTTTGAATAGTTCTTTTCTTTTCAATTACATTATCATACTTACCATCAACATTTTCCTCATAATTTACTGGTAAATCTTTAACGATAGCATTTGCAAATTCTTCGGTAAAAAAATTATCAATGACCACATAATTAAAAGGTTTTTGATGTAAAAATTCTTTAGATAACGTAATCCAATCTTGTTTATTAATATACATTATATTTTTGATTTATATTCATTGAAATATTCAAGTCCAGATACATGATAATAATTTACTCTTTCATTACCAATAAGTAAAACTTGTCCGTCAGTATTATATTCTGTTGAAACTTGGTCGATTAAACCTTTTTCTATAATATATTTTCTCCATGCGTGTTCAGCAATATTATCATATCCATAACTCCTTAACATATCATAGTTCCATGTGTTTTTAATGAATTCAATTTCCCCAAAGAAAGCCAACATGGCACAATGTTTATCATCAGTCATTGTTATTAACTTCTTATCACTTTGACTGTGTGTTTCAATAATTTTACGAACATCAATACTAGGATTTACATCATAGTTTGTTTTAAAAACATGAGTAAATCCTTTTGATAATAGAAAATCTAATCCTTCTTGTACACAAGATGTTTCAGGTGGAGTATTTCTAGTCATTGTCTCTCTACCATCAACGTGCATAGAATTATCTGAATCGTAGATAAAACTATTGCAATATTTTATTATCTTATCATTTACTGGAGTATGTGAAGTTAAACAAATATAATAACCTGTTTTACTAAACTTCTCAAGTATTGTTTCGGTCATAAAATTCCGAACATCATTATCACAGTATGTGGTAACTAATATTGCAACTTTTTTATCCATTATTAAACTCTTTTTAGAACTGTTAATCCATTATTATTAATACGTCTTTCAATTAATTCCCATTCAGGATGAGAATCCATAAATTCTTGAATAGCTGGCCAAATACCTTTACCACCAAATTCACCATTTTCAGCAAAAGTTGTTGTATCATGGAAACCAATATATTTTCTGGCTTTGTCTGCGTGTAATTCTAATTCAGCTTTAACTTGTTCATAAATGTGTAAACTATCAACAAATAATAAATCTGTTGGTTCAATTTCTATTTCTCTAGTATCAGCAATATGTAACGTCACATTACGGCCAGCAGCTTTCATATCTTCAAACCATTTTGGCACCCATTCATGTGGTTTATATTCGTAACTATGTAATTCAATATCATTTCTTAAAAATCCAATTGTACTTTGTCCATGTCCAACACCTAGTTCGGTAACATGAGTACATTCAGATGCTAATTGTGCTAATAGTGGTAAATGCTCGTGAATGTCTGTATTTTTTGCACAAGCTTCTTGATATAATTGTTCAAAATCCATTTTTATGTCCTATAAATAAAATATTCGGTTTCATCTTCTTGTTTGTACTTCTCTTGTATATATTTTTTCCATTGGGGCACTCTATCATATTGGTGTACAATTGGAAAAGGATTGCCATCAATATCTAAAACGATTCCATCTTTTACTGTTGGTTCACTAAACAAAAGGTTTGGCCTAAATTGTTCAATCTTTGATGGATCCGCAACAGTACCTGCTTCACACGCCCATCCGGCAGATTGAAAACAAATATCTTTAAATGGTTGTGTGTTGATTAATACATTAAATACCGCTTGGTCGCAAATAGGAATAGGCCTGTTGATTGCATTAGTAAAGATGTTGAAAACCATATCTTTTACATACTCAGCTTCACCACCGAATGTTCCAACATTAAATATCTCATTGTCTTTAAATTTCTCATAAACATAAGGTCCATAAGCCTGCATTAAATTTTCATTACCCCAAGGCTCATCTTTATACTTTAAACCTTCTGATGCAATAATAAGTTTACTGCTGGTATCATCTAGGCACGATTCAATTACATCAAAAGGATTTGTCTGAAAGATTACGTCTTTGACATCTGTTGTAACAACGTAATTATATGTTTGCCAATGTCCACGTAAAAAATCATAAATGGATAAAAATCTTAATACATGGACAGGAATATTTTCTACCTGAACCATAGGTATAACAACAACACCTTGTTGCGTTAGCCATTGTACTGTTTCTTTTGTTGTATTGCCTGCAACTAAAACAACATCTGTATTATCACCAGCAACTTCTAACGCTGATAATACCCAAGGTTTTAGTTGATTAATGCCGTAATTAGTGAAACCACCAATAATTAAATTTCTTTTTTCCATGGGAAAACTCCATTATATTTGTCATTCATTATTTTATTACCATATTCGAAGAATTCTTTTTTAACAGAACCTTCATTACCACCAACTCTATAATTCAAGGTAAACTTACCTGTAGTATCATAATTCTTAAAGGCACCTTGTAGAATAGAATAGAATACTCTATCTTGTCCCCAACCTCCGTGCCAAACAGAAGCTATTTTAACAGCTAATTGTGTCTTAAGGCAATAGCAATTTGTATCAATATGGTTATAATCACCACTAAAAACTGGCCATTTACCTAATGATTCACAATTATCATTCACCAAGAATTTTTCATCTTTATCATAGATACTTCTTAGTGAATAACACCAGTCTAATTTTTGTTCTTCTATTGTCTTAATGCAGGTTTCAACGTGGTCGTTGTCCATCCAATTATCTTGGTCTAGATATAGAACATAGTCAGTATTGACCAAGTGTGTAAAGGCAGCGTATACACGATGTCCGTAGAATCCATTAGCACCAACATTAAGTGGTAGAGCTGCAATTTCTACTTTGTTTTCCCAATTATATTCAATTGAATCCAAAACATAATTATATACACTATCCCAATTATCTTTACCATCAATTACAACATATGCCGTTGTTGGGTAAGTTTGGTTTAATACAGAACTAATAGCCTTCTTCAACTCTGGAACGCCAGTAGTTGGTATAATCACAGTCGCACTCATAATAAATCCTATTTTTATTTGTAAGAATAATCACACATCATTCGAGTTGGATAACCATCACCACCTTGTGTGTCTCTAATATTAAGTTTAAGTATATAATGTCCGGTTTCTATTTCCATATCAATTCGTTTTCCTGTACCTGTTTTACCACCATAATAAACCGTACATGATTGTGGAGTTGCAGCTTCATCCATATATTTTTCGTCAATTTCATATACTTTAATACCATTAGTTAATTTATGTACAATTGTATAACCATGTCCAATTCCAGATTTTAAAAATGTTTTCAAATTTGATTTTTGTTTGGTTGTCATTTTTTTCCAAATATCTTCTGAATAACCTTGTTTTAAATTACCATTAAAAATATCACAAAATAGTGCATTATTAATATTGAACATATCAAGAATTTTCAATCCATTTTTATTTTTAATTAATCCAGATTTAATTTCTATTGGAGTTAATACTGTTTTTATACCAGAATTAAAAAATGTTACGGTTGAACCAGTTTTACAACTTAAATAAACTTTTTTTGTTTTACCACATTCTAATGTTATATCAGTAACAACTGGACCTAAATTATTATTGATGACGGGTATTTGCGATCCAATATGTACTGTAGGCGTATATACAAAAGGTCTTTTGTTATTTAATTCACCAACTTCTTTTACTTCTAAAGTTTTACATTTTGTTACTTTGTGCATCTTATCTATTTTCTCTATAGCTTCCAATGATTTCATCTCAACATCTTCGCCATTCCACCAATTACGTATTTCTTGAGCAAATATTGATTCAAAAGCATTCCCTGCATTTTTTACTCCTCTGCCACCAGATGATCCGTCACCAAACTTCAATGTAATTTTAGTTACTTTACTTTTA